ATTCTTAAACTCGTAAGGATCGACAGTAATGGCATAAGTGCCGCGGCCGCTTTTATCTGCCATTCTGCCTCTCCAGAATCTCTATTCCTGTAAGAACGTCTTCTGCCGTCTTCCACTCGCTCATCGGAATCCGACTAGCGATCGCTAACTCTATGAGTGCGCGGTTTAAGCTTCCGACGGGCCAGCTTTTGGGTCCGACTTCTTACTAGTAATTCCTTCAACAGTCTCCACCCAGACTTCGAAAGGCTTTACAGGATTCCCAGCTGCTTCGCGCTTCATCGCGTGATAAGCCAAGAATGTAAGCCCTTCGAGTCCGAGTTTAGATTCTGCTTCGTTCACTGTTGCATTGAACTTACGCTCCCACTTAACCCATTCTGGAACTGCCGCCACGTAAGTAGCTTCTTCTCCAGATAGGTACTGGACTTCTAGTTCTAGCTTCATTTTTGCTCCCGATTCTTTTCTTAACTAAATGTCTCTGTAGGTGTTCCCACGACTGTAAAGCTCATGCTAACAGTCTGAGCGTCTGGCGATGATCCGCCCACGCTTGGGAAGATTGGTAGAACGTTGAACGCGAATACTGCGCCTGTTACAGCTGTAAGCGATACCGCCATAGTTGTATTAGGACTTGTTTCCGCAGCTGCCCATAAAGCTTCGCAGAGTGAACCTGTTGCGCCCCAGTCTGCAAGCATTTCGACGTCGAAAGTCCACTGCTTATCTACGGACTTATAAGCTGGTCCGTTAAGCGTCATGTAACGATCTATTGTTACGTCTCCGCTTAGCGTTGCGCTTGTTGCTTGTTCATTATAAGAAACGGTCGCGATCGTAAACGAAAGATCGCGCCCTGTGATTACGGTCGTGGCCATTTTTGTCTCCTAGTTTGTTTGTGTGTAATAAGTTGCTACTGGAATCTCTAAAGCGAGAATTTCGGAAGCTCCTACTGTGACGTTAATCGGATTCGTTAGATCTCCGACTTCATACCCTGACGGTAAAGCCGCCAGAATGCTAATAGCGAGCTGCTCGATGTTGTCGAGTGCGCTCTGATTATCGTAGATCGCTACGCCTACGGTTATTACTAAATTGACTTTAAGTTTGACGTTCGCCTTGCTTAAGAAGTTCGGCTGTAAGTAGGGAGTGTTTGGAACGATCGCCGCGAATGGAACGATCGGAGCTTCTGGAACTGAGTCGTAAACGTTAGCCGCTACTCCCGCGATGGCTGTCTTTAGCGGATTGCGAACACTGGAAAGAATAGAACTGGCTGGCATTATCCGACCATCGTCTCGACGTCGATGTAATTACCCAAGAGGCCCACGACGCGATTCAAGAGGCTGCGCCCCATACGAAAGGGAGTCGAAGCGAAGTCGAGACCTTCGATCTGGCCGCCCGCAGCTGTTCGAGATTGGAATACTTCAATGGATACCGCGTAGATCGCGGATTCGATGGAAGAGTTACCGACGTAAAGAGTCGCGGCAGAATAGCCGCTAAGAGTTGCACTCCCGTTAGGAATAATTTGGCGACGTGTTACGTCCGAAGAAGTAAGAGCGGCCGAGAATGAAGTGTCTGTTATCTCTGTAACTGTGTGCGTAGCAGTGAATGGAGCTGGAAGACCAGCTACGACGATCGACTGTCCTACGACGAAAGTGTGAACGCGACGAGTGTAGAACGTGGCGACGTTAGTGTCTAGCTTGTATTCGACAATAGACGTCGAGTTCTGAATTAGTAAAGGAAGAATCGCTTGTTCGGCTGTGTCGATGATGTCATCGAGATAAGAATCTGAATAAAGGGAAGAGCTAACGCCTAGGACGGATCGCAGCTGTGACGCTGTAATTATTGCTGGCATTAGCTCTTCCCTTCTTCTGCTCGACTAGCTCGGGAGCGAACTAGTCGATGATTGACTTTAGGCGATTACGCCTTGTTATTCTTGAATGCGCCCGCTGCGATCTTGGTCGCTAGTGCGCCATAACCGTAGTAGCCGACAGTAATCTGGCCAGAAGCGATTACGTCTGCGCGTAAGCGGAACGTAGGTCCTTCGTACCATGTGTAAGCGTCTGGGTTAACGACTAGAAGAGTTCCGTCGCCATCGCCGCCGTTAGTTGGATCTACGTATAGATCTAGGCCCGCTACGTTTCCGATTAGTGAATCTGGACGAACTACACCGCCCGCATTCTGTGGCTGTGAAGCGTTATAGATTGGACGTCCTGAATCGTTAAGAGTCATTAGGTTAGCCCATTGGCCAGTCGATGCGATAAGTGATTTCGCGAAAGGACGTGGAAGTCCAGCTGTAGCTGCATAAACAGAAGCAGCTCCGCGAGAGATAATTCCGAGAAGCTCTGTGGCTGTCGGATAAGTTGCGACTGTAGTCGCGTCTGTCGTTGAGCCTGAAATTAAAAGACCGTTAACGTAAGCATTCTCGGCCTTAGCTTTAGCTGCTGCCATGTTGCGAATTAGTTCATCGAAGAACGCTGGAGACGTGCGATCGAGTAGCTCTACAGAGAATGTCTGGGAGCCACTGAACTTTTTTACGTCCACTGTAATGAAGGCGGCGTTCTGGTCTGTATCCGATGGCGCGCCATCTTCTGCGACTACTGCCACTGTAGGCATCTGAGTAATCTTAGGAATCTCGAACGTCATGCCCGCGTCTGGAAGTGTTCCGCGAGAGATTGCGTCGATAGATGGACGGATAGTAGTTCCTAACCCGTTTACGATCTCGGCCATCTGGCGGGTGGGCACGAGGCCCGCGTTATCTGTTGTGTTATCCGCTGCGAGAACGTACTGGCGAGCTTGATCGTCGCCCATCGCTGCGCGAATGGTGTTTTCCACGTACTTAGCAGCTGTGAACTCTAAGCGTGGCTTGGTGAATGATCCGCCTACGATTGGCTTCGCTGCGGCTGTGATTGACTGAGCAGCTTCGACCGTCTCGACGGTTTCCGCGTTTGTGACGGTGTTGTCCACTTCGTCTCCTTCTGTTGTTGGTGTTGCTTCCTCTTCCACTGTGGAATCGGAAAGTTCGTCGGCGAGTTCTTCGCCTTCTGTTGCAGCTACTTCGCTAACGCGCGCGGATCTAACCGCTGGCTCTGTTACGAGTGCGACTCCAGTTAATTCTCCAGCAAGAACGCGCATAACGCCGTCCTTCTGCATGATGTAATCATCTACAGCCAGTTCTATCGAGAAGCCGTCGCGTAATCCGCTCATAGCCTCTTCTAAAGCGTCTGAACCCGATGTCGTGTTTACGATCTTAAACACTGCGTCGATCGAATCTTCGTTTAATGTCATGTCCATAGTTTTACCGATTGGACGAGTGCGGTCGTGTTCTAAATTAAGTTTGACACTAGCTGGAGCGATTGAACCTTTCGCGAATACGACTTTTCCAGTAGAAGCGTTTGCTTCTTCCTCGAATGCCACGATTCTTCCGCTGATAGTGCGAGAGTTAGAATCCGCCGCTGTTATGTTCATTGGTGTAGTTAGTTTCATAGAAGTAGATCCTCTTCTTCTCGTATTTCGTCGATCGACATTGCACCGATTCGATTAAGTATTTCGTAAACCTGAGCGCGCTCCATTGGATTACCACGTAAGAAGTCGTCTAGATCGAACTTAACGTCTTGACCTAGTGGAGTAAAGTCGCTAAGACTCATTCGCTGTTCTATGCAAGTCATAAGAGGACGAAGTGAGTAATCCACTAAAGAACGTCGCTCCGTAACTGCATTTGAATAAGTAAAGCTGTTAGGTTCTGCACTCGCGAAGTAAGCTGGTAGACCGGCCGCGCGACATAGTTCTAAAGCCAGGTATCCGCGCGCTTCATTAAGTTGAAGATTCTTAGGATCGTAACCGACTGTCTCGATAGACACGTCACCATTCAAGAATGTAACAGCTTTAGAAGTTCTATTCTTAAATGCCGATACGAGTGCAGCTACACGATCTTTTGGAAGTGCTACGCCAGAGTTCTTCAAGATAGTTTGTGGATTCGGGTTAATTGCGAAGTCGTACGCTGTTTTTTCTAACGCCGAAGCTGCGCGAATAGTACGACCAGCGCGGTTTAAGATTCCTTCATCAAGTCCAGTAAAGACGACTAGTTCGCTTGGATCTATAACGATTCCATCAACAGAGTAACCGTCGATCTCTGTACCGTTAGCGTTAGTCGTAACAGTTACGCGAACTGGATCTATTCTTTCCATCGCTTGAATGCGACCAGTGTCGGCGTAGCGTTGCATTACACGCGCATAGCCGTAACCGTAGAACAGAATGTCTTCTGCAAGCCATGACCAGAACGCAGACCCAGCGATTCGCGGATCTGGTTGGTTTATAACTCTTGGCTGTTGAACCTTTTCACCTGTCGCGATGTTACGAGTGTGCATCTCGAAAGAAGATAAAGTCGTACAGATGATGTTACGCGCGCGAGCTAATGCTGGAACGCCCATCGCTTCCGTACGACTAGCAGTTTGATTACCCATGAAGTAATAGCCGCCGAGAGAGTTAAGAGTGTTTACTGGATACAGAGATTCCGCAGCGTCCACGCTAATAGAAGCTGGCGCAGCTGCTTCGACCTTAGATCCGAATAGATTAAGTAATCCCATGCCGCAATTCTAGAGAAACCGATACCGCTATCCGACCATGATGTCAAGATCCATCGGTGGGCGTGTCGCGTAATGCGTGACGAGTGCAGTCGCAACCGTCGCGCAGACAGTCGACTGAGAAGCTCTCCGTCCGATAGTCCAGCCACCATCTCCGAACGGAAGACGAGCCGCTGAGAGTATCTGCTTCGTTAACTCTGTCTGCTTCGGATCGTGTCGTAGTCTTTTCGATGTGATCGCTCCTAACAATTCGTCGCAAGCTTGTCCATAAAGTGCTCCGTCGATGTCTGAGATTGGAATCCCAGCGGGAACTAATCGCGCAGCTATAGCCGAGGCCGTTCTCTTAGAATACGCGACCGTCTCGACTGGATACTGTTTAACGTACGGAGCGATGTCGTTCGCGATCGCTCTATCGTCCAAGTTAATTGGATTATGCCAAGTGTGAAGAAGCTTTACGAAGAATCTTTCGTCGTCGATCTGTTGAGCGGCCACTAACGCGCAGTCGCGACGATTCGGACTTACGTCGATTCCGAACCAAGTAGTCTTTTCTGGATCAAGCTCTAAGCCTTCTTCGGCGCACTGATTCCACTCTTCGGCTGGGATAGCAGCTGAGATCGTAGCGACCCAGCGGCATAAGACTTCGGTCTTAACTACGTCTGGCGGATCATTAAGAACGGCGCGAATGTTGTCGATGTGAACGGTGTGACCTAGCGCGGGATTCGCCATCGCCGCACCTTTCCAGAATGCGGGAGTGTCGTCGATCTTGTCGTAGTTCGATGACCATTCATAGTAAGCGATGTCGTCGCCCTTGGCTGCACTCATTCCGCGCTCGCGCAGTGAATTCAATACGAGACTATGTTGGTCTCCCGCATTCGATAGGGTCCAGAGCTGCGGATTCTTCGCGGCCATCATGGTGTAGCGAAGCGAGGCCCACGTGGATTCGTCTTTAAGTTCGCGGGTCTCATCGACGAAGACGGTTTCTGGCTTAGAGATACCGCGAGCAGCTGAGCCGCCAGCTTTGACCATGTATCGCCCGCCGCCGTATTGACTAAGGAGTTCGATCTCTTCTGAGCCATGCGCCCAGCGGATTCTCTTGACCTGTTTAGCTAAAGATTCGTTCTCTTCGATCAAATTAACGATGTCTCGAAATGTCTCTAGCGATGTAGTAAGTCGATGAGCTGTTCCGATCTGTAATCCGTTATGCCATAAAAAGAGACCAGCCAAGGCCCGAACTTTCATAAGCGTAGTCTTACCTTGCTGTCTCGCTACGACGACGCAGACCAGTGGCGAGTGCCAGCGGCCATCTGGCTTATAACGATGAGCCTCCATCGCTACGAACTTCTGCCAAGGAAGAAGCGGAAGCTTGATACTTTCGGCAAAGTCGATAAGTTCTTGGCCTCTAGACGGTAGATCCACGAGCTTAGAGTGGATTCTGGGAGTCGGAGAGCCTAGATAGAGTCCTGTAGTTCTCTCTAAACCCGATGTAGGCCGATTAGAGACCTTTCTAGGCTTCTTGGGTCCTTTCGAGTCCACTGCGCGGCTATTCATGCTTTATCGAGTCGTTTGGTGGTGAAAGAAGACCTC